GGCCTTAAACTAATACATTCCAGGCCTACCCTCAACGCCGCCGGCGATGAATTGGTTTTCAATAGGGGTTCTCTGTTACCTCCAAATTTCTATAAAATACCTATGAGGGTGTTAGTCACACAAATTTATGTTAATGGCGCGCCCACACCTTCAGAAGTTTACTGCAAGGTGGTACCACCAAAATATATTACTGAGATGCATGAATCAACCGGTTTGCGAACAAACATTGCAAAATTAAACAGGGCAATTCAATCACTCATTAACGAATATGTTGAATTCATTGACGACGTATTGCCAACTCTTAATAGAGACAACCCTGAATATCCTGTCGCTATACCTGAATTTACTACTGACTTTACAAGAAACCACGCTCGCGACTGGGACATATCCAGCCTGTCTACATCTAATATGGACCCGAAGCAATATTGCTCCATTGAAAGAATATATTCGCAAGTGTTTAAAGAGGAGACTCTAGATACCGACACTTATAACACAGAAGACGAATTAGACGAAATGTTTAGGGATAGGGGCAATTTGTTAAAAAGAGGGAATCCGAGTATAAACTCATTAAGCTCCCTGGCCCTGTCCGACGGCCCGGCCATAACACCTCATAGAAACGCGCTAATAGATAAAAAACATTATTTAGAAACGTTTAATTATTTTTATGATCTTCCCCAGGAAGGAAACTTGACGACTTATACAGCACAGAATTTTCATAAGACGGTATTTTCACTGCATAATGTGTTTCAATGGTACCTGCGCCACCGCCGTAAAAACACTCTATGGGGCCAGCTGACTGCTCCAACTATCGTCGACACGGCCGCGGCAACAAACTCCGGCCGCGACCAGGAATTTCCTCTAGCTCAGAGTTATTCTCCAGACTGGAATGACGGCAGCAACACTGATAACCATGGTTCCTCGGGCCCGCTTCGAAATTTGGATTGGGCCATCGCGATTCACAAGCCTAAGGAATACACTAGTTGGATAAGTAATGACAAGAATAATGCTGATAATGAATATCCAGACCGAACAATGCGTGGCCGCGCAGGCCGCGATCACCGTCGAAACCTCTCTCATGGCCAACCCGGGTTTATAACTCTCTATCCCGGAAGAGACGACGTCAACGAAGCATCCGATGAAGCTTTCGATCAAAGTCGACGAAGGATCAGCAAAAACGATTTTCGAGAGTGGACCTTCTTTGGCCCCGGCACTGATGGTATTATCTCGGACGGAAAAGGATCAAACTTTGTTAATTATAACAGAATTGAAGCATGCCCGATTCGTAATGCCGGCAGCTCTATGTTTTATGCAGACGGAATGATTAGTCAAACAGACATATCAGTTTTTATACGGTCAGTGGTGAGAAAGTTAATGGATGATAACTATACTGACCGCGACGTTCTGCCGCCAGGTGATCCCAAAAACTTCTTTGACTTTAATCGCTTCGCCGGCTGGGGAGAAGGCGCCGTAAATGCTGAAATATTGAATTCACTGCTTGGCGGCGACTCTGCACATAACGAACTCAATTTCTTTCTTAGAGGTGTGGTAAATCAAGTGACCAGGCGCCTTGAAGAGGCTAGGCCTCTTTTCAGGACGCGAAATAACGTTAATTTTAACCCACAAAAACTGGTAATAACAGAAGAAAAAATTGATGAAGCTATCAAGGCAGTATACCATATAGTGTCTAGGCTATACGGCATGTCAGTTAATCAATCAGCATTTTCTGTGAAATCAGAAGTTTCCCAATATAACAAGGATATGCTGCAGTCACCATACAGACTTGGGATATTGAGACGATTTCTCCGAAAGATTAGAGATTCTACAAATACCCCTCATGAAAAATTGTTCTTACTTTGTCTAGCCTCGTTCCCGGACCTCGCGCCCCAGATAGCTAGCAATAATGCCATCGGTCAAGGATCAGTCGACGTCGACACTGCCCGACACTGGGCCGCGGCCTGCCTGCACTTCTTGGCTTTCCGATGGGTCCGTAACCGGGCAGCCCTGGAAGGCGCTTCCCCCGGCCTAGCTGAAGAGCTTATCGTCTTTAAGCGCAACTTTGCGGATGGCTTGCGATGGAAAGTTAGTGAGATTCATGCGCGCACTTCTACCGTAAGTAGCGCTCGCGATTTCGCCGGCGATGATGGTCGTGACACCACAGCGATTAACCATTGGGCACTTATAAGAAGCTGGATTACTGCTAGTGAAATAGACCCACTTTATATAATCGAAGCAGCAAACAACGTTTATGGGGCCCTTTTCCCCGACGCAGTACCCGGCTTTGCCCAGTTTAGGAATAATCATCTTATTTTACAGAGTTTAAAAAGCGAACCTAATAATGAAGAATACATGATAACTAAATATGGAGAATTGTATAATAATACTTATGCCCAGTTCACTCGCGAAATTACTAGTGCGATATCCAGTGAAATAATAGGATCCTCCTATCTCGACCACTGGCCTCCAGCTGGTTATTACGATTCTATAAGCACCGGCAAAATTGAAGATTTCTTCTTGAAGATGGATTATAGGCTTTTTTATCAAGTAATGGGGAGAGACAGTGATGCTTCTCATTCAAGATTTAGTCGAAATGTTCGCTATATCTACGAGCATCTGAGCAACAATGTCCTTCACGTCCCAGTCGGCGGCTCAAAACTTGATTATTATAATGAATTGATCCCTAGAATATTATATAAATCTGAGAGCTTTAGCCAAAGAAGAGAAGAAATAATTAATTCTATAAAAAACAATTACGAGAAAACAGCGAACAAAATAACAGAAGATTGGAAAGCTACATTTGATACCTTTTCTGGTATCACCTCGGAATTATTAGGGGCAGAAACATTAAGAGATGCCATCATCAACGGTGAGATGGTTGAAGGCCTCCTTAGAAACTCAGAAATAAACCAGCTGGCTCGCCTGGTATCGAACACTTTTATTCCAGACACTCATACGAGAGTTCAGGATACTAGGGATTTCCGTGAATTTGTAAAAGCCGATGGCCCAATACAAGAAATATCGGAAGAATTTAGAACATTTACCATGGCAAAGTCGAATTCTGACACCGGCAAAGATATTTTCTCGGTCCCAATGGCCGAAAAAAGGAAACTCATAAGTGCCAACAAAGAACTGACGATTAACTGTTTTGATCTCTCTACTTTTAGGAGAGATTATAAAAGAATGCAGCCATGGCTAACAGAACAACTAATAGAATCCGACTCCGCGAGACAAATATTTGAATATATTTTTCCGGTTAAACGCTTTCAAGCAATTTCCACAGCTTTTGCAACATCAGCACTTGCCGGCTACGGAGAGATGACTAGTATAATGCAATCGCCAAAAGCTAATTTGGCATCTCTTATTAACATAGCAGGCATGAAACCAATAGAAAGAACACAGATATTCGACAATTTTGGCCAAGCAGATTTCTACAAACACTTGATGGATAACACTTCGTCGAGCCCAAAGGGGCTTGCCTGTTTTGACTTCCCCGGCCCCGGAGACTTTTTCGAGCAATTCCTGAATACTCTTTGGGAGCTAATTAAAGAATTCCCATCATTGTTTTTCCGCGGAATTGCCAGCGTCGCAGATCCAGCCTATAAAGAGATGAAGCTTCATTGGGAAAACTGTAGCATTGATAAATTAACATTCAGCGGCGTCAAAGGTTCAACTATCAACTATGGAAACATCACTGCAGGCCTGGTCGACCCCGCGGCCGACACAAAACTAGATGGCAAATATGCTATGGTAATCCCATCGTCTATGATTGATTTAACCGTGGGCACCGCCATCGTGGCGTCCAACCCATTCTCATCAGCAGCCTGGGGGAAACTCGGAAGAGCAATAGAGCGCACATCAGGATATCTCTATAAAGGCCCTCTGGCCATAGTCGACGGAGTATTTAGTTTTAGCATTCCTTGTTTGGACAAAGGCGCCGCCTGGCCAGGAGAGAGTCCAGCTCCTTTCCACCTCGACCGCTACGGCCACCCGATGTCGCCCCTAACTATGCTTGCTCTTGCAACCCCTGAGTTAAAGGGAGATAAGAAGATGAGAGATCAATCCGGCTGCGCTGATAATCCATACTCGGCCGAGAAGGTCGAAGAGGCCGGCCCATGCGATGAAAGCGAACCTAAACCCTTCGGAGATATGCCAAAACCAGAAGAATGAAGTCCAAATATGAAATATTGAATAATCTTACTATTTAATATTGAGGTTTTTATATGGCTATTTCCCAAAATAACAATCAAATTCAGCCAAAATGGCCGCTTCAAATAGACGGCGCGCACGGCCCATATGCCTCTGTGACATCCGCAGCTCAATCTTTGAAGCAAGACTTTGTATTTTTATTGCAAACCATCCCAGGCGAATGGCCAATGAACCCAGATCTTGGTGTGGGTATAGAAACTTATTTATTTGAAAATTATGAATCCTTAGAATTGACTAACGTAAGATCGAATATTGACACACAGTTGAAGAAGTATTTATCCAATATTAAGCTGCTCGACGCTAAATTTATTAATACTAGTGAAAATCAGGATGATTCTATTACTACTTTGCAAATATCTTATGTTATTGCAAACTTGGGAATACAGGATGAAATTAATTTTGGGCTAAATAATGTTACCAGAACGATAGTAAATATAGAGAGTCTAAATTCCAAGGTTATATAACTTTTTATAATATAGCAACTAAAAAAGAGAATATATTAATATGACAATCACAAAAAGAAACAGAAGTATACAACCAATTGATTATACCAAAACCTCATTTGGAGAAATAAAAGAAGAACTGGTTCAGTATATTAAAAGACATTATCCAGATACCTATAAAGACTTTAAGAAATCTTCTTTTGGCTCAATGATGTTGGACCTAGTTTCCTATGTGGGGGACCAACTTCACTATTACTCAGATCACAATGCTAACGAGGCGATCGCCGCGTTTACAAAGGATCCTGAGATTTTGATACAACACATTCAAGCTGCAGGCGCCGACCCCACGCTGAACTCGGTAGGCGTTGGAGAAGTGGAAGTTCATGTACTCCGCCCTGCTGACTCCTCTTTCATTGGCCTCGATAAAGATTATGAAGCTACTTTGCGCGCCGGCTCCACCTACAGATCACAGGGTGGTACGATCTATACTCAAATGAGGGATGTGACTTTTAACGAAGAGAACTCACAAATTGTAGCGTATAATACAGTCGCAGACGGCGCCGACATTGAGTATTACATATTGAAGGCAAAAGTCCCAGTGATTTCGGGAGAAGAAAAAGACTATTCGGTCAACGTTGGAAATTTTAGAAGATTCCTCAAGCTAGAAATACCAGATCCGTCAGTAACAGAAATATTAAAAGTAGTAGATTCTGAACAGAATGATTATTTTCAAGTTGATCACCTAACTCAGAATGTAATATACAGGCCTATTTTAGATCCTGAAAATCGAGATACTATGATTTCCTCGATAATGAAAGCCTCCCCCGTTCCCCGCCGACACATAGTAGAAAAATCACTGAATAAGACCCATCTCGTATTTGGGCATGGCTCAGATCAAGATCTTAAGACCAGCGCGGTGGCTGATCCGAGCAATGTAGCACTCAAATTAACGGGAAAGAACCATATTTCGTCCCCAACTTTAGACCCTTCAAGCCTATTATCGTCTAATATGCTCGGCGTCGCACCGCAGAACACTACGATTACAATTACATATAGGAGTAACACAACTGGCAACACCAATGCGGCTGCAGGCACAGTTAACCAGGTGGTGGACCCTATTCTATTCTTCAAAAATGAACATCTTTTGGACAGTGCAAAAGTTTCTTTTATTAGAGAAAACATTCAGGTTTATAACGAAGAGCCAATAAACGGGAATATATCAATACCGAATACCGAAGAGCTAAAGAGAAGGTACCTTGGCACCTATGGCGCACAGGGCCGCGCAGTGACCAAGCAAGATTATATTTCTGCTGCTTATTCAATGCCCCCAATATACGGATCTGTCAAGAGGGCCGGCATATATCGCGATACAAACGACTTGAGAAGGAATATCAACATGTACTTAATGGCCGAAGGCGCCGATGGCAAAATGCAAAAACCATCGATATTGCTTAAACAAAATATTAAAACATGGATTAATTCGATAAAGATGATATCGGATAGTGTCGATCTGTTTGATGCAAACATCATTAATTTTGGAATCGATTTTCGTCTAGCTCTTAAGAATAATGTCAATCAGAAAACAACTATTAATATGATAAAGCAGCGAATATTTGAAGAGCTAACCACTACAGCCCCCGAAATTGGTGAGCCGCTATATATCTCAGAAATTATTAGAATAATTCAAAACATTCCAGAAGTGGCGCGCATATCACCGAAAGACGGAATAAAAATTACTTCTTTAGTGGGCGAGAACTACACAGATTATTATTATGATACACGGACAAACACAGCTCCAGACAATAGTTACATTTATATTCCTCAAAATAGTATTTGGGAAATAAAATACATCGACGACATCAAAGGGACTATAATAGGATAATGAGTATTAAAAGATATAATTCTGAAAAAGATAACACTATTGCAACAGCGTTTAGAGAAAATCTAACAGCAAGATCCACAAAAGCTAATATGGGTGCTTCAGACATTTTGGAGCTGTTCTCTATTTTTGGCCAAGCAACCTCAAGTTCTCTAGAACAGACAAGGATTTTGATGCAATTTCCTGTAGATAAGATCTCAACTGATAGAACCAGCAATATTATTCCCGCATCTGGCTCGGTAAAGTTTAGAATAAGAACATCAAATGTTGAACATGGCCAAACAACCCCTGAGAATTTTCAAGTTTCTGTTCATCCAGTCCTTCAATCCTGGACTGAAGGCGACGGGCTGGATATGGAAAGTTATCTTGACCTTGAAGCTAGCAACTGGCTCTCTGCAAGCACCTCCACTGCTTGGCACAATGCAGGATCAGATTTTCCCACCGCCACGGCCATACCAAGTCCTAGCGTACCAATAAAATATACACAACTGTTGGTCAAAGGAACCGAAGATATCGATATTGATATAACTGGAATGGCAGAAGAGTGGATAAAGCTGTATGAGGGAAACGGTACCGCCGCCACTGGTAGTATCAACTTTCTCGAAAACCCCGGCGAGAGTGAAAAGATAAAAATTTATTCTCACGAAGGTCAACAGTATACCTATACTTTCATAACCTCTTCTACCTATTCAAATGGCAATTCCGTATATTTGGAGATCGAGGCCAACGCAGCACTCACCGCTGGCTCATTAAAAAGCAGAATAGACACTGATTTTAGCAGTAAAATAACAACAGATTTATCAGTATCTCTCCTTTCTTTAACCCAGTCATCCCAGGGCTTCCAAGGGAACACGTTTATTAGTTCAAGCTTGTTACCAGCTACGGCCTCATTCACACAGTTTGCCGGAGGTACTGGGCTTCCAAATTATGGAGTGGTTCTTAAACTAGAAGATTCTTATGAGGACGGCTCTAAAGAGAGATCATATTATACCAAGAAGTTCTATTCTAGAAGTTCGCATGAGTTCTTTAAAAAACCGCAGATTGAAGTTCAATGGGATACTGCGATAAGAGACGATAGGAATTATATTGCGAAGTCAAGCAGCCTGGCTCCCGCCGCCGAGAATCTTAATAATGTATATCTATACAACAGGAGAAGGGGAAGCCTGGTAGATATCCCCAATACAGGGTCAAGTCTAGTTGTACAACTGGTGCCCACACTCGGCGGCACACCCGAGACCCTGCCCGTTGCAGGAGGCGTAGCATTGGGGTCAGAGACATTCATCACTGCCAGTAGGGCTAGTTTAGGTGTCTACAAGGCTCAGTTCGCCTACACAGGCTCACAGACAAGCCTTTACGACGTTTGGTATGCGTCAACTGCAGGAGTGGCTACAACACTGCTTACTGGCTCTGGGTTCAAGGTATACACTGAAGCGACTGACGCATATTACAAAGTCCCAGAATACACTTTAAATATTACAAATTTGAAAGAGACTTATCTGCAGACTGAGAAGGCGACATTTAGAGTATATACCAGAAACAAAACCTGGCAACCGAACATTTATACAGTTGCAAGTCAACAAGCCCCGGTAAACAACATAAAAGATTTATATTATAAGATCGTCAAAGTCGCCGACAATTATGAGGTAATCTCTTATTCAACGGGAAGCACGCCAAGCTATTCATCCTTATCTTACGATAACAAGGGTTCATTTTTCGATTTAGATATCTCTCTTTTGGAGGCAAACAATGCTTACGAAATCTCTTTTGTTTCTAAGGACGGTTCTAATTATATAGAACAGCAAGAGAAATTTAGATTTAGAGTAGACCCATGAAAGACGAAAATCCACTTACTCGAGCTATCGAGAAAGCCTCAAATAAAAGAAGAAATGAATTAATAGGAAAGGTAAAACTATCCTCCGCAGATTCAGTGAGATATAATGACATCACTGAATCTCCAGAATATATTGAAGCTTATAAGAAACTATTGGAGAGGGTAATTCCTGCAATAGATGTTAGAGATCCATCTAGTTTCGCGATATACGGCAGTGCCGAGAAGTATTATGAGAACGCCTTTTCTTATATACAGGGGTCTTATCCTTATGACGGCTCCTCCCTTGAAAAGATAAGATGGGCCCTCAGCGCTTCAGCAATAGATTTAGCCGTTTTACAACATGAATATCCAAAAGAAACAGGTTATATAGGTTTCTCGAGCACAGGCTGGGGTACCCCCTCGGCACAGAGTGGTATATATGGCCTATCAGATGCTCCCGAATATATAAAGTTTTCAGGCGGGCCCTATGTCGGAACGGTTTTCGATTCCACAACAAAAAGAGAAAGTAGCCTTAAAGTCGATCCATCAGTAGGAAACACAGTAGAATTTTGGCTCAAAAAGAATTCTTTTGTTTCAGGTTCTACTGCCAGTGAAGTAGTATTTGATTCTCATACATCCGACTTTGCTGAAGGTACCTCGGGCTATGGCAGATTTTTGGTTGAATTATCAGCTAGCAGCGGTTCACCCCTCTATATGACTTACATGTCCGGTACATCCGGAGCGAACCGAGTGCAAATCGGCCAAAACCTTACCACTGCCACCGCTGCCGATGGCGAATTTCACCACTATGCTTTAACCACACTTCATTCTTCTTCCAATTTGGCAATTGAACTTTATATAGATGGTGTTTATAACGACACTGTTAATACTTCCGTGGCCAGCATGGGCCCTGTTAGTGGATATTTCAATGCCACTCTTGGGGCCCTTCGAACAACTAAAGATGCAACTGGTGGTATTGGATATGGAAAGCTAAGTGGCTCCATAGACGAATTCCGATTCTGGAAAAAGAAAAGAACCGCAGAAGAGATCGGAAACTATTATGACTTTCCTGTCCACGGCGCCACAGATAAAGAGACAATCAATAGTGTGCTTGGGATTTATTATAAGTTTAACGAAGGTGTAGCCGATAATGAAGCCAGAGATAAAATAATTCTAGATTTTTCCGGCCGCCTCAACAACGGAGAATTTGTAGGAGGTGCCACCTCTGCAAGATCACTTCTTTCGGCAATAACCTTATCTAGCAAAACAAGTCAAACCGAAATGGGCGACCCAATAATTGATTTGAGGTCAACCCGTATCGCTACTGGGAAGGAAACTCTAATAAATATTGGAAAAGCTTATGATAGAAATAATCATAGTTCTTTGTTCAAGAGTGTACCCCAATGGGCCCATGATACAAATGTTGGCTCAAACAATTTAGATAGTAATTTTGGAATATTGCTACAGGCCATGGCCTCAAGATTTGATTCAATCCGAATGTTGATAGATGGTATACCAAAGTTAGGCTTTGCCCAGTACCGAGATTTTATGTATGCTAAGGGTTCTGCTAATCATAGTAGTAATTTTTATAATATGTTGGGATGCGAAAAAGACTTTAATATTTCCTATGGATCGATATCAAATGAGGAAACTTTTTCTATACAAAATCTTCTTAGCCGCGGCTTTAGTATCGAAGAAGTTCCAATAACAAACAAAACAGATCTTAATCAATATTTTTACAATCTGAAGTTTAATATTGGAGACACAAAGACTGAATTATCACAGGCTTTTGCCCACTCCAAAGCAGAAATATTAAAAAATAAGATTTTAAACTCGATACACGTAAATCTTTCAAACATCTATAAGACAAAAGGAACTCATGAATCCTTTAGAAATCTGATAAGATGCTTCGGCGTCGACGAAAATTTAGTTGCTCCAAATGTTTATGCACAGAATATAGAAAAAGAAATAAAAAATGAACCAATTCTAGACTCACCGCGCATAAAATCACTTTCATTCGAAGATCCGAATAACTCCATGGTGCTGCTGCAGACCGCTTCAGCCGTAGATGAAAGAGCATACATCGAAGGAAAGACCAATCCAGCCTCCCTAACGCTGGAAAGTAAGGTTTTGTTTCCTTATATACAGGACATATCAACTACAGCTATAACCTCCTCAGTTTTTGGAATGAATAAGGTTGACGGCGCCAGTCTAATCGTACCTGCTAGCAACTATTCTGGTCTGACCGTCGAAACAATCAAATCAGACCTTATAAATAACGGATGTTATTTTCAGCTAAGTAGTAAAGACACTGTTTTCGCCACTCTCAAAACGGAATATTTTAGGGAAGTGTATGCAAATACCCCATGGTACCTTGCCGTAAGATTTTCGGAAGATACGGGATCCCCTTTAGGGACAACTGATAACAAATCAGCACACAACTATAAAGTTGAGTTTATTGGATATCGGTATGATCTAGATGTTAAACTATCAGAATTCCATTTAAGCTCATCCATTACTTCTGCAGCTTATCAAAACTTTATATCTGGGAATAAGAGTGTTTTCCTCGGTGCAGACAGGCAAAATATAACCGGTTCTTTGATTAATATTAGTGATACGCGTATCCTAGGCTTCAGTGTTTGGGACGACTTTCTAGAAACTGAAGAAATGAAGGAGCATGCCAAAAGTTTTGATAATTTAGGAAGAATGAAGCCGTTATCTAGAAAGATAGATAATCAGGGGACGTCTAGAATTAAAGCAGACACCTTGATATTAAACTGGCAATTTGACGATGTGACCAATCTGGACGCGAACACGAGTTACGTTGTAGACCACGCAAGTGGCTCTGCTACAAACATCGCATCTTATGGTCCTATTACTGGATATAAATATCCTTCCGTCACTTATGCCTTGCAAGATCAACCTAAGGCAATCAAGCAAGAATTTTTAGGAAATGTAAAATATATAAATATCGATAACTTGCACTCTCGCTCAAAAGTAGAAATAAAAGAAAGAGAAGTAGATGTATTTCAACTAGATAGCCGACCCGTTACATATCTTCACAGTTATGAAAAAAGCATGTATCAAGTTATATCTAAAGAAATGCTCAATATGCTTGCAGGCGCCGCGGCCTTTAACGAGATTATAGGTGAGCCAGTATACAAATATAGGCAAGAATACAAGTCACTCGAAAAGCTTAGGGAGCGCTTCTTCTCACGAGTTGAGAATGATATAGATTTAGAAAGATTTATTGAATATTATAAGTGGATTGATTCTTCTCTGGGGAAGATGCTAGAACAGTTGCAACCTGCGACATCCGCCATGCATTTGGGAATGGAAGATGTAGTAGAGAGTCATACTTTTGAAAGGAATAAATATAAGCACCAATCGCCACAATTCGAGTATAAGAAACCAAAACTAGAAGCACAAATTCTTGGTGTCAATGAGTTGCTTTATGATTGGGAACACGGCCATGCCCCGCGGGCAATGGTCCCCGAGGCTGCAGCCACCGCAACAATAACCATCACGGCGTACACCGAACTCAACGCCGGCGACAAGGTGAACCTGATTGCTACTGATGGCACTAATTATGATTTTGTACAAGGCGACCAAAGCTCTGTTAACGGCACGTTTGAAGCTACCACATCAAACGATCAAACAGCAACTAACCTGATGAATGTTATTAACACCCCATCGGGACCAGCAGGGACAAGGTTTACTGCCACCGTTGTTGGAGCAGTTGTAACTGTAACCCAGGCAACATCGGGCGTCTTGGGCAACAAGAGCGTTACTTTGACAGATAGTGGCACCGCCGGCATGACTAAAACAAACTTTACTGGCGGCACAGACCAGCTCGATGAGAGTGTTAATTGTCTTTGGTGGAATGATAGAGCCGAGAGAGATGGCGTTTTATCGGTCTCCGCAACCGCAGACCCAGACCGAGAAATAGATAGAGTTCGAAGAAATACTATAGTAAGTGGCTCGACTTACGTGCTCAGGAAACTTTCGCGACCTTACCGTTTCGCAGCGGATCAGTCTAGATTGCTGAACGTTGGCTCAAATAGAAAAGCGAACAAAAACAAGACCTTACATCGTATTGTCAACGCGGGCAAAGAAATACAAATAAATAAATCAGATATATATGAGTTCAAACAATGCAGCGATGTATTGGATCCACAAGAAGAGAAAATATATACAGCCAAAACTAATACTACTGGTACGGAGGGTTATCTCGACGCAGACGCTGATATGATCTTGCCGTTCACCATGTACAGCTCATCAGCCGGCACTGACCTCTCTGTCTTTAAAGATAATTTAACAATAACTAACAATCATGATGACGATTATTCTAGTTTCCAAGGACCATTCGTTCGTGACCATGTCGGTGGCATGCCACATCGCAGAGTTAAATTGGGAACTGCAGCTGCGGATCGACCTGAGGCTTACATACTTTCTGCCTCAAGTACAACACTAACGCTTAAACAGTCACCCGGCCCCAAATCGATTACTTCTCGAGGTATGGGTATACAAACGGCTTATAACATAGCGAATATTAAAACAAATCGCGATATAACACCTGCCACTTTTGGTAACTATGATAAGAGTTATGAAATTGTCATGACAAACGGCCGCAGTATTAATAACGGATATCTATCAGAAAGTGGAAGTATTGTCATCGCGCCCATAACTGCCGGCTATATATACGGAATGGTGGATTTCGCTGCTCCCGTAAGAGGCAGAACCGAGCACGTAATTGCTAATCAGTTCTCTGCCCCTGGTGGCCCAGAGACACAAGGCGTATACGGCAGGGATAAAGAATCTGGCGAGTACTCGATTTATAATACATTAAACTATCGCAATCTTTCAGTAAGAGATCCACTGAATCTCCTATCAACGGAAAGATCAGAACAGCTTGGTTACAGGTCAGGTTCAACCACACAAGCATCCATTCACATGACCAATAGAAACTACTTCCACTCTACCGGAGCCCTCGGCGAGACTTCAAAGCCAGATAACCGGTTCGTACAGCATCCAATACCACAAAATGATTTTGGGTACTCTTGGATAGCTGCCAGCGCGACGAATACAAAGTTTGATTTTGTTGAGGCCAACGACAGCTTTGGGCACCAGCACCTGTTTACTACTTCAAGTGCAAAGTCAATACAGTTTTTGACTCAGGGTCAGGAAACGATAATAGACGGTGATCACGGTGATGAAGTTTACTTCTTTAGCGTATCGAATTTTGGCACCCAAGTAAAGGAGACGGTCGATTTCTTGGGTCTCAACTCCGTTTTACTAGAAGATCTAAACGAAAGAACCAACACCTTCGGCAATTCTAGTTATGTGTTCCCTCGCGCCGAGGTCGAGAGCACGAGTAATGCTTCTTATATACGCGCCGCGGCGTCCTTTATCAACCCGTTCAGGCTGATCAACGCTCCTAACGAATTCAGCAGCATCGGCCGCGTCGGGGGAAATCAGTCCGACGGAGCAATTCTTCTCAACACCATTATTCTCAATCGCCACGGGCCCTATGGTTGGCCGTCATGGAAGCAATTAAGGGGCGGAGAACACCCAATAATGAGAGCCCACAGAAAAACAAATACTTTTTCTAGGGTCTTTTTGGGAGACCCAACAACTGGGACTGGCTCCATAGTGCCCGCTAGAAATACCCCTTCAATGAATCTCGGAGCCCAAATGTCCTCAGAGATCTCGAACGCATATGCGCGCACGAACCACTTGATAGCGAAAGGGAATACGCTGCAGACTAAGAGCAGGATGGTAAAAAATTATACAGATGTGCCAGTTACAGCTAGATTTTCTGGAGCAAGATGTATAACACACCCTCAGCCTCTTGGCGCCTCACGCCGAGCGCTCGAGCAGTCCATGGTCAATATGTATGACCCACGTCACCCACAACACTTTGTTTCATCAACTCCCGGCCGCCTAAACGGTGGTGCCTTAGATCAGCAACTGAGAGAATCTAATTGGAAATATGATAGACACTATTATGAAGGCCTTCAGCTTGGGTCTCTCTTAGCTACAGAGGCAATGGTTACAACCTATCAGAATAATCTAACCAGTTTTGCAAACATGCAAATTCTTAAAGATACGATGTCTAGTGAAAACTCTGAATCTCAATATCTTGATTTTCTTGGTAATTATTTAGAGTTGAATGAAGGTGGCAATAACAGATTAATCGAGCTAAACTATATTGAGAAAATTTACCCAAGAGAGATTAACACGTTTACAAAGAATGCAAGAGGAAGAGTCAATTTTGATTATTTCCCATGGAAGTCGACTAGAGCAGCAAGAAATTTATTGTTGACAGGCAATATAAATCACCAAACCAGCTCAGTACTGCTAAGTTTGCCAACAGTTAAGGCATTCTCAAAGTACACTAGTCTCAATCAGGATGATTATAAGAAGTCATTATTTGGAGACTATGATGTTTTAGACATGTCAACTGCTACAACTAGCAGCTTAAACCTGCAGATTGGTAGTTACATAAGCTCATCCACCTGGCCACTAGATTCTAGAAAGGACTTCAGCGCTTTACCAGTTGATATAGGAAGATCTTATTTCACTTTGGGGAAGAGCTTTTTAACTAGCAGCATAGGTGCCCAGGGAACTAGAGCTGAAGGTGTATTACAAAATGATTTTAGTACCTTTCCACTTGGTTATAACGGTTTGTATGGAACCCCTCCGTTTTCGACCGTTTACAACAGGCGCATACCACAAGAGTATTCTACTAACTCATATTTAGCTGGAGAAGCAAAGTGGTCCGCAGCAGACACTACTCGCGGCCCATTCTATGATTCCTACACTGACTACTCAGAAGAAATAAGGCTTGTAGGCCAAGATCACTCTATTGTGCCAGAATTTAGAATGAGCGAATATGTAGAGCAGGTATTATCGGAAGAAAGACGATATCCGGACATTGGAGATGACTTTTTGTCTCTTACTGGGGCAGCTTACCCTAATTCATCCGGAGATGTGAATATCGGAGGAAACTTCTTTAAAACTTATTCAAACAGCGATTTCTTGAAATACTTTTCAACATATGATGAAGAGATTGTCGGCGCGGAAGGAGACAAGAATAATAAAATTGCCCACGCAAGAATTAACTTTAAGTGCAAAGCAGCGATGAAATTCCTGCCCTACAAAGGATTTTATCCAGCAGAAAGGGCATTGGAACTAACTACGCTGTTTCAGAAGCATTATCTTAATTCACA